TAGTTAAAAAAGAGGCCGCTGAAAACAAAGCACCTTTAAGTCAAATTAAAGTATTACCATTCAAAGAAAAAAAAGAATGGACGTTATCAGCAAAATATAACATTGGTAAAAAGATTATTAAAGATGATGAAACAAATGGTGAATAAATGCAAGTATCAAAGTTTAAAGAGTTTATAAGCGAAGCTAAAAAACCAAAAGAAAATAATATAACAATTGTTGTTATAACTAAAGCTTCACCTAAAGTACGTCAACAAAAGACTGGTATAAAAAAAACAAAAAAAGAAATCACAGTAAGTTTTTTACAAAGGTCTTGTGAAAAAAGAAAAATACCTTTTTTTATAATCAATACTAAACACTCAATCATTACAGACAAAGACGAAGAAAAAAATTCATTAACCATTTATAACTATGATGGCGAAGATGGTGAACATACATTTATAGGTAAAGATACAGTTGTTATAACACGTGCAGGTGCAATTGAAGATGAAGCAGGTCTTTCTTTAATATCAGCATTTCAAAACTCTGGTGCCTTTATGTTAAACACAAGGTCATCAATGTTAACTTGTGACAATAAACTAACGTCTGCTCTATTGTTTGAAAAGTTTAATATACCTACACCAAAAACCGCTTTCATATCAAACGAAAAGAATATAGACAGTGCAATTAAAATTATAGGTAATAAATTTCCAATGATTGTAAAAACATTAACAGGCACACAAGGTATTGGTGTTGTTAAAGTAGATAGTTATGATTCTTTAGTATCAGTTGTACAAGCTTTATTTAAACACGATGCTGAATTATTAATACAAGAATATATGCCTACAGATTCAGATGTAAGAACTTTTGTTGTAGATAATAAGATATTTGCTTGCACAAGACGTGTTAAAAAATCTGGAGAATTTAGATCAAACGTTCATAGAGGTGCTGTAGCAGAACCATATAAATTATCTGATGAAGAAATAGAAATCGTTTTAAGAACAGCTAGAGCTTCAAAAGCATATCTTGTAGGTGTTGACCACATTATATTCAAAGATAAAATTTACGTATTAGAAGTAAATGGTTCACCAGGTACAGGTGCCGATTATGAAGGATATCATTACGAAGATTATGCCGATACACCTAACACAACAGGCCCAATTAAAGGCAAACAATTAGTTGATAACGTTGTTGATTATGTAAGTGATAGGAACAATTGGGACCGTCAATCAATTATAGAAATTGGTTACATTGAAACTATAGAATTAAAAAGTGTAGGTTTAGTTAGAGCTAAATTAGATACAGGTAATGGTGCCGAGGTTAGTGCATTACACGCTGAAGAAATAGAAATTAAAGATGGTAAAGTTTCTTGGAAATATGATGGTAAAAAACATACAAGTAAACTTGAACGTAAAGTAAAAATTTTTAGAGCAAACGTAGATGACGACAAAGGCGAAGAAAGGCCAGTTGTTAAGTTAGACTTAACGTTTAATGGGTTTGTTTATAAAGAGGTAGAATTTGGTCTTGATGAAAGAATCAGATCACGTAATGATGTGTTGTTAAATAGAGATATGATAAGAAAATTTAACGCTTCGGTAAATCCAAACCGAGAGTTTGTGTTAAGTAGACGAATTAAACCTATTGACAAAAAGTAAATAATGTAATATAATAGGAGTTATATAATGAGCAATTTGAAAATATTTAGACTATCAACAGGCGAAGATGTTATTGGCCAAAAGATAGATAACGACAATTCAGAAATTACAGAAATAAAACAACCATTTGTGATTGTACCAATGCAATCAAAACCAGGTGGGCCTGTTTCATTAGCACTAACACCATACATGCCTTATGCTGAAGAAGATACTGTATCTATTAAAAAGAACAATATCGTAGCAGAGGTAAATCCAAAAACAGAAATAGGAAATTCATACAATCAGCATTTAGGATCAGGAATTATACAAGCAAAAAAACCTAAACTAATTATTGATTGATGATAACAATATACTTCGTAAGAAACGGCTCTAAGATTAGAGTTGAGGTGCCTATTGGCCGAACTGTAATGGAAGCGGCCAAACATTTTAGTCCAGTTTCTATAACAGAAATACCAGCCGACTGTATGGGTTGTTGTGCTTGTGCCACTTGCCATATCTATGTTGATGAGAAATGGGTTGACAAACTGCCTAAAATAAAAGATAATATGGCAGAATTAGAATTATTAGAATATGAAAAAGGTTACAAAGAGGGAGTTAGTAGATTAGGTTGCCAAATCTTTTTAACAAAAGAACTTGACGGATTGATTTTACATTTAAAAAATGATGAACTTTTATAAATCAGTAATTGAATATAAAGGCAAACTTCTTGTAAGAGGCATACACGAAGGCCAAGAGTACAAAGAAAAAATAGATTTTGACCCTACTCTTTATTCATTAACTCAACAACAAACAGAATTTAAAAGTTTACAAGGCCAATTTCTTAAACCTATTACATTTAAAACTATTGATGATGCTCGTAAATTTAGACGAGAGGTGGCAACCGAAAATTCACCTATCTATGGTTTAGAAAGATACCATTATCAATATATTAATAAAAAGTTTCCTGAGAACATTAATTGGGATAAGAAGTTTATTAAAATATTTACACTTGATATAGAAACGGCCTGCGAAAACGGCTTTCCTGATGTAGAAAATCCTATTGAAGAATTACTTTGTATTACAGTTAAAAATCAAAGTAATAAACAAATAATAACTTGGGGTGTCGGCGACTATAAAACAGACAGAACAGATATTACTTACGTTAAATGTAAAGACGAAAAACAATTGATGTTTGAGTTTATGAACTTCTGGACTAAAAATTATCCTGATGTTATCACAGGTTGGAATACTAAATTCTTTGACTTACCTTACCTGATGAATAGAATTATACTGATAGCTGGTGATAAGGTTGCAAACAAAATATCTCCTTGGGGATTGTTTCAAAGAGAAGTAATATTAGCAAGAGGAAGACCTAAAACAATTTATGATATAAAAGGTATTACTAATTTAGATTACTTAGACTTATATCAATGGTTTATTCCTACTAGACAAGAAAGTTATAAATTAGATTTCATTGGTGAATTAGAACTTGGTCGTGGTAAAGATGAAATGAAACACGATACATTTAAAGATTGGTACACAAAAGACTTTCAATCATTTATTGATTACAATATACAAGACGTGGAAATTGTTGATGCTTTAGAAGATAAACTTGGCCTAATTGATTTATCATTAACTGTTGCCTATGAATCTAAAGTAAATTACGGTGACATCTTTTCACAAGTGCGAGTATGGGACACACTGATTGCAAATCATTTACTAAAGAAAAATATTTGTATTCCACCACGTGAAGATAATATTAAGAATGAAAAATATGAAGGCGCTTATGTAAAAGAACCACAACTTGGTATGCATAAGTGGATTGTTTCATTTGATATTAACTCACTATATCCGCATATCATTATACAATATAATATTTCACCAGAAAAAATCATAGGTGAAAAACCATCAGGCATTTCAGTAAACAAAATGTTAAATCAATCTACACCTCTAGCATATTTAAAAACAGAAGGAGCTTGTATAACTCCTAATGGCGCTTTGTTTAAAAATGATAATCAAGGTTTTTTACCAGAGATGATGGAAACAATGTACAATGAACGTGTCATTTACAAAAATAGAATGTTAAAAGCAAAAAAAGAATATGAGATAACTAAAAATCCTGAACTTGTAAAAGAAATATCTCGTTGTCATAATATTCAGTGGGCAAGAAAGATTGCTTTAAACTCCGCTTATGGTGCTGTTGGTAATCAATACTTTAGATACTATGACGTAAGACAGGCCAGTGCAATCACTACAGCAGGCCAGTTTATCATTCGTTTTATAGAAGAAAAGGTTAACACATATTTAAATAATATATTAAAGACACACGATAAGATAGATTATATCGTGGCTTCAGATACAGATTCAATCTATGTTACATTAGATAAACTTGTAGAACATACTTGTAAAGATAAAACGGAAGACCAGATTTGTAACTTTATAAACAAAGTTGTTGACAGTAGAATAGAACCATTTTTAAATAAATGTTTTGAAGAACTTGCAGATTATACAAACGCATTTAAAAACTGTATGGTAATGAAACGAGAAGTAATTGCCAATAAAGGTATATGGGTGGCTAAAAAAAGATATATGTTAAACGTATTAGATGAAGAAGGCGTTAGACTTTCTGAACCTAAGTTAAAGATTATGGGTATTGAAGCTGTTAAATCTTCAACACCACAAGTATGTAGAGGTAGAATTAAAGAGGCCATTCAGATTATAATGAAGAAAGACGAAGAAACATTACAAAGTTTTATTGCTGATTTTAAAAAAGAGTTTTTTACTATGTCGGCCGAACAAATATCTTTTCCACGGTCTTGTAATAATATGAAGAAGTACTATGATAGTAATAGTATCTTTTCTAAAGGCACACCAATACACGTTAAAGGAGCTTTGATATATAATCACCAGATAAAACAGTTTAAACTATCAAACAAATATCCTTTTATACAAGAAGGAGATAAGATTAAATTTCTTAAACTAGTTGACGCTAATCCATTTAAATTTGATGTAATCAGTTACATTACTACACTACCAAAAGAGTTTAAATTACAACAGTATATAGATTATGAAACACAATTTGAAAAAACTTTCCTAGACCCTATGAGATTTATATTACAGTCTATTGGTTGGTCACAAGAAAAGAAAGCAAACTTAGAGGCATTTTTTCAATGATGAATTGGTTATTTTATACATTACCAAAAAATAAAAGAATACATTACTTTGTTTGTTTATGGTTATCTTTAGTAGTTATACCATCTTTATTTCCTGAAAAATATAGTCTTAACATTACACAGTCAGCTTTAAATTTTATATGTTATGATATTTTATATTATTTTTTATTAATAAGAGGACACTTTGATAAATGATACCATTTCCTAATAAAAAGTATAAAGTAATTTACGCTGACCCACCTTGGTACTTTAAATCATATAGTAAGAAAGGTGAAGGAAGAAATGCTACACAACATTATGATTGTATGAAGATTGAAGATATTAAAAATTTACCAGTTAAAGATATATCAGAAAACGATTCAACTCTATTAATGTGGGTAACAGATCCTTTTTTAAAAATGTCATTTGAAGTTATTGAGTCTTGGGGATTTAAATATAAAACTGTGGCATTTACCTGGGTGAAAACAAATAAAAAAAGTCCAGGATATTTTAAAGGTTTAGGTTATTGGACAAGAGCCAATCCTGAAATGTGTTTGTTAGCAACTAAAGGTAAACCAAAAAGAATAAACAATGGCGTAGATCAACTTGTTGTTTCTAAATTAAGAGAACATTCAAAAAAACCTGATGAAGTTTATGAACGAATTGAAAAATTATTAGAAGGACCTTATATAGAATTATTTGCTCGTAATAAAAAAGATAATTGGTCTAGTTGGGGAAATCAAATATGAAAACATTAAATAAAGAACAGGCACTACATTGTGCTAAAATATTTAAAGATTATTTTGGTAATTTTAATCGTATAGACGATTATATGCGAGATCAAAAATTGGCCTCTATACAAAACATTTCTGCTGGATTACCGGGTATGAGTTTAGAAGATGATTTGTTTTCCGATTTTACAATGTCACCTAAAGATATGAAATTAGAAGTATTAGAAATAGACAATGTTACTTGGGACACTTGTATTAATATGATTTCAAGCCATAGTAATATGGTAAGTATTCCTGGTAAAAATTTAAAACTAGCAGTAAAAGAAATGACAACTAATAAGTTTGTAGGGTTTATAAGATTGGCTTCACCAGTTATTAATATGAAACCTAGAAATGAAATGTTAGGCAATACTCCTGATCTATCACAGTTTAATAAAACGGCCATTATGGGATTTGTTATAGTGCCGTCACAACCTTTTGGTTATAATTATCTTGGTGGTAAACTATTGGCCGCTATTTGTTGTAGTCATAAAGTAAGAGATATGATGAATAAAAAATATAATATGAACTTATGTTTATTTGAAACTACAAGTTTATATGGTAACAGTAAATCATCAAGTCAGTATGATGGTATGAAACCTTATGTCAGATACAAAGGCCTTACTGATAGTGATTTTATACCTATGTTACACGGATTACCTTTTGAAAAATTAAAAGACTATGTTCAGAATATAGTAGGCGATCTAGTAAAAGAAGATGCGTCAAGTAAGAAATTAAAATTAACAAATGCAATTATAGGTTTAATCAAACGATCTTTAAAAGAAGATAAGACAGAACTAGAAGATTTTAATAAAGTTATCAACAACGCAAAAGACTTGACAGAACAGAAAAGATATTATATAAGCCATTATGGTATTAAGAACTATATTGATATAGTAAATGGCAAATCAGATG